CAACTGAGTCAGATAAGTTTACAGCTTTCAAAGCCTTAGAGTCACCTTCAGCATCAAATGCATAGATAAGATTTGTTCTCAAAGTCAATAAGATAGTGTTGTCAGGCATACCTTCACATACTACTACATTGATTCCTAAGAATGTCAAGCCTAATGGTAAAGTCACATAAGTCTGAGTGTTACCTTGTGCCGCTTTCAACTCGTATGCATTAGCTACATTTGTTGATACATACAATCTTAAGTCTGCTTTTTTACGTGAAATTGTATTAGGAGCAGCATTAACAACTGACTCTAATACAGTCAATACATTTGAAGTAGTTACAGCACCATCATATAAACCGATAATATCAGTATCATAGAACATTGGAAACAAGTAGCCAGTACACAATGATAACAATGGATCCTCAGATGCAGCGTTACCTTGCCATCTCAACAACTCTAAGTCTTGACCAATAACATTTGCCATTTCATTCCAGTAGTAAGACATAAAAGATGCTACAGTGAAGTCACCATTTGAGCCTTGAGACATTTGCAAAGCTAAGAAAGACTGCTCTAAGTCAAATTGACAAAGTTGAGCCATAGCTGACAAAGCACATACATCAATGTCAATTGCATCCAATGTATCTGTAGGAGCTGTAAAGTTACAAGTTGATTCTTTCAATAAAGAGCCAAAAGTTACATTAGCTAATTTAGTCTTGCTCTTGATACCTGGTAAAGTTCTGAAGTTGTTAGCAATGTCAGGACTTGATAAGTATGCTTTAGAATAAAACTCATCAGGATTTGCACACAAAAGTGCATTTGTTTCGATGTCTAGGTCGAATTTTAGGTTACGTGTCATTTTATTTTGATTTTGAAAATTTTACAAATTCTTTAAATTTTTCGTGAGCAGTCAATGCTACACTAGCTACTTCCTCTTCAGTATCAACTGCAATACCTTCCTCAATTTGATTTTTTAAACCAGCAATCATTGAGATAACTGAATTCATGTGCTCCTCTAATAAAGGTCTCACAAGGGCAATAATAGCCTCAGCATCTACAGCTGGGTCAATAGCCATAGCTACCTCTTCTGTTTCAGCTTCTTCTGTAGCTTGAGCCTCAGCATCAGCCACTTCTTCTTCTACAGCTGGGTCTGCTGATAACTCAGCCTCCAACTCTGTAGGTACATCTTTAATCTCAATAACTTCTCCGTCTTTTACAACATAGATTTTATCCTCGATTAGATGCTCTCCATCAGGTAATTTCATAGTATTTAATTTTAATTGTTCCGATAATTTCATACCTAAAAAGCCTTCTATAGAATAGCCAACTTGACCTGACTCTACAAGCTCGTCATAGTAAGCTCTATCTGTCACTTGACTTGTTAGCATCAATGTTCCCTTAGGTACATCAATACCATAAGTAGTGAATGCCTTGTCAGTCTTTGGACTATCAACTATCCAAGCCTCTAGGATGTAAGCTGGTACCTTTTCAGTTGCATCATGCTCAAGATTAAAGATGTCTTTATTCTTTAGATTCTGCATGAACTTAGAATGTATCTGCTCAATCACCTCAGCTGAGAATTGTGCGTCATACTCTTCACCATCCTCATCCATTCTATAGATATTCATAGGTATCATTGCTGGTGCAACAACTCTCATTTTAACTGAGTCAAATGAATGCCATAACACATGAGAATTGAATGCCATACCTTTAACCTTTATTGCAGGCTTTGAAGTAAATGCAATCATTTCTATACCTAAGTTTTCACCATCAGCATACTCATCCTCAATTGTTATCTTATAGACTGGTCTATCCATGCCTATATTGTAAAAAGTATTATATTTGTTAAAAAATAAAATCTATGGTAAATATTTTAGGCATTGATGTACCTAACCAATTGAATGAGTTGAGCGTACAGCAATTTGAAACAATCACCACTATTCACGCTAACTCTGAGCTAGATGCTATTGATAAGCATTTGCAAGTTTTTGAATTCTTAGGAGTGCCCACAATTAAATGGGATGATGTGGAGATTGAAGAATTTAAAGAAATAGTAAAATCTTTCAATGACTTATCAGGAAAACCTGAGCTAGTGAACACACTTGAGATAGATGGCTACACTTATACTGCATTTGAGGACCAGTTCAAACTATCTGTAAAAGACACTAAGCACATTGAGAAGATCATGCATTCAAAGCATAAAGGCTATATATCTGAGTTGTTAGCTGTTCTATTCAAGCGTAATGACTTGACTAAGGTAGAGCACTACTCAGATGCACACATCAAGTTAAAAGCAAAGTTAATCAGAGAATTGAAAGCTGAGTTAGCTGTGCCATACCTGGTAGAGATTGGTCAGAAATTATCTAAACATATACCTAAGGATGCACCTACCGAAATCTTGGAGTGAGATTGATGTTCTGCAGTTCAAAGAGATTAGAGAGCTGTACACTATACCTGAGGTCTTCAATAGAGAGATTGAGATTCTTGCTATTTTAGCTGATGTCAGCTCAGAAGAGCTTGAAGACCTTGACATAGAAGAGGTGACCGCTATGATTAGTCAGATTAAGTTCGTGAACTCTGAGCCATCTAAACAATACAAGCACCAACTTGATGACTACCATTTCAAGTCATTAGATAAGTTGACTGTAGGTGAGTATATTGACCTTGAGCACTACTTCTCAAAGGACTATAATCAAAACATTGGTCACATTGCATCCATTCTCTATAGACAAAAGTCAGCCAATCAGTGGGGTGTTACTGTATTTGAGCCTTATGACTTCTCTCCTAGACAAAGATATGAGCTATTTGAAGACTATTGCATCAATGACATCTATGGAATAATACCTGAGTTTATAGCTTTTAGGGAAAACTTCATGGATACCTATGGCAACTTATTCCATGATGACAATGGAGAAGAGGATGAGGATGAAAGACCTACCAACTCTCAAGAGTCCAAAGACTTACAGCTTAAAAAGAGTGAGATTAAGTGGGGATGGGAGAGACTAATCTACAGCTTATGTAATGAAGACTTAACTAAGTTTGAAGATGTCACCAACTTACCACTTATCATGACCTTCAATATGTTGGCAATGAAGAAAGAATTAAACATCTAATGGATAGCCTACTTTAAATCCTTCTGGTGGATCAAGAGCCTCAAATGTGTATGTGATTCTTTGATTCTTCTCAAGTATCTCAGCAACTTTAAGCATAGGATAACGCTTAGTTAACCATTCTGTGTACTGTGAGTATATTTCTGCTGTGATTCCTGAGTTATTAAGTTCATTTGTGAACTGATTGACATAGTCTCTAGGAGTAATTACTCCACCATTCCATAAGAAAGCACCATTATTAAGGAATATAAAATAGTACATAGCCACTATCTGTATTTCTAGCTTCTCAAAACTGGTAATCTTAGCATTGATTCTGATTGATTCTACAAGTGTACCTTGACCAGCTACTATATCATTCCTAAGTATCCTCTTGAGGATGTTAGCCATCCTTCTCCTAGTCTTATATAAGACATTAAACTCTCCATTGTTAGCGTATGCCATTAGATATAGAATTGTTTTGTTTCAAAATTATAATAAATATCTTTTAGCTCAGGATTTTCAATTGTGCAAATTTGCTCAATTGCTATTTGTCCTTCTAAAACTACATCATCTGACTTTGCAAAGAGTAGTAGTCCTGTTGTTGAATCTATTATGGTGTACATTATTAAAAATTTTTAGCTGATGCTCCAATTAAAGTAATACTATCTGCCGAAAGAACACCAGTTTGGGAAGTGATTATAATGTTTTGTGCTATTGTCCAATCCACAGTTGTTTGTGTTCTTGCCAATGTATTATTGGTTACATCTGAAACAGCTGATGAACCAGCATTTAATCCAACAATTGCATTTGTAAAGCAAGTAAATGTTCTCAATATTTCAGTTGTCAATGTAGATGGAGTTGTGTTAAGCACAGCGATTTGAGTTGCTCCTGATAAGTTGTTCGCATTGGGTCCTATGTATATTTTTAGAACTGTTCCAGCAACTGTTCCAACTTTTCTGAATTTTATATTGTAAAGTCTGAGTATTCCACCATTCAAATAAGTGTTTGCAGGAATAGTAATATTTTGAATAATTGTTTCCGCTGTTGTTCCAGTTACTGCTGTTGATTCAGCAACTCGGTTGTACTGCCAAAAACCTAACAATGAAAGAATACTGGCTTGATCCAATGTGTTAGTACTACCATCCGCCATCAAGTATTCACTAGATGTTCCACCAGTCTTTACCAATGTAGTAGCCTCTAATGTTCCAATGATTGTAGCCGCATTACCACTACCTGATGTCTTATTAACTTTAAGTCCTTCATTAGCACCTCCTTTAGTGATTAACAATCCTATTCCACTACCACTTGAGTGAGTAGCTGTAAGAGTGTCTGTGCTACCATTGTGTGTGATTTGTATAGCATTGGTAGTAGTAGCTCCTATATCAGTAACTTGTTGCAAGTCTTGACTACCACCACCACCACTAGCCGCGTTGATTATCTCTTGACCAGTAATTGACTTAGTGATGTAGCCAGTGCCACTTAACTCACTAATCTCTAATAAATCTGTAGCTTGTAAGTTAGCTCCCTTAGGAGTCATCTGTGATATTTTCTGTCTACGTGCCATAACTATATTGTATTGAGTTGAGAAATTAGTTATAAGATAGGATTCACCTCAAACGCTTCAAATGGACTGCCTTCTGGGATTGTATAATCTCCGAAAGGACAAAGGGTGTCCTCTGAAAGGGTTGCTTGTAATTCTCCACAATCACAAGGTGTTGTTGTAACTGAACCTAAATCTTCGCCCTCTAAATATGTCCAATCATTTGAAATTGGTGGTGTAGTTGTTAAAGGTAGTAGATAAACACTTGTATCATTGTTGAAAGATAAACTCCAATTATCAGGGTAATCTAGATCAACCCCTATTGCCGTTTCAATATTAAAATCATCAAAATCAATACCGCTTACAAAAATGTTTTCTCCATTAAGTATCCCAACTTTTAAAAGTTCAACCGTTGTTTCTCCATAATTAACAGAAATACACCCAATAGATTGATTTGTAACTATTGATGAATTTACTTCAAAATCCTCAACTAAAGCTGTCCAAGTTATGAAGTCTGTTGATTCAGCTAGTACAGTATTATCAGTAGCGTTTACCAAAATCCATTTTATATCGTCAAAATAAATAATAAAAGCATTTTCATTGAAAACAGCGCAATATAATGATTCAGAATTATATACGTCAATTTTCACAACTACAACTTCATTCGTAATATTTTCGTAAGTAAAAGAAAACAATACTACTTCTTTTTCACAACTTGAATTTACAAGCCATTCTTCACCGTCTTTCTCAATTTCATATCCATCAAAATAATAATTTCCATCTTCTTTTTTCTCCACCTCCACCGTTACAGGATCTTCACCAACTAAGGTGTAGGTTACTGATATAATGTCACAACCTACCACTACTGGCAACTTAAGAGGGACTTGACAATTAGTCCAGTTGCTGATGTCAACATCTAGATTCATTACCCAACCAGCCGCATAGTCTAGTAGTTGATTGTTCAATGGAGTGATTGAAGGTGAGCCAACGATATCAAATGAATAATCATTACTAAAATTAAAATAATTGATTAAATCTACCAATATCTGATGACAGTCTGAAAGTATCACAGTGATATTAGCTCTATCTTTCTGAATGATATCTAAGCAATACACCTCTAAGCTGATAGTGTTCACATCCATTGTAGTAGATGCCACAATTGGAGTGATAAAAACTAAAGGATACCTCTCATCTTTAGTGGCAAAGTTAGGAAGTTGCTCATTGAAGTCACTACCTACTTTCTTAACTTGTAGGTGATCGTTGTAAAATGCTTCAATCTTGTTTATTAATGCTTGATAACTTGTCATAATTCTGCGTTTCTTTGGATTCTTTTAACTCTATTCTGTGTTGATGTCATTTCTGTTTCACTTACTACAGCTGTGACTGTGAAGTTAGGTGTTGACTGGTCATTGCTATTGCCATTGTTACCTACATTGTTAGCATTGTTGCTGTTGCCAAATAAGTTAGGTGTTGCCATCTGACCAATGTTAGATTGTGTAGTGTTACCACTCACTGGTGTAGGAGCATTACCACCACCTTCAAATGATGTGGATGATATAGCTGAGATAGATGCTGCAGTTGCTGCTATAGATGCGGCTATTCTTATCCCTGATGCAATACCAAGAGTGAAGTCAGGAACTGATAAGATTGCTAAGATAGCTTGTGCTCCATTGATTGCAGCCATTGCTAGATTCATTTTTTTCTGTTGCTCAAATTGTTGCTTAAGGATAGCCTCTTCTTGCTTACTACCTTTCTCAACATTTTTCAACTTATTTCTAGTGCTTATTTCTTGTACATTAGTGATAGCTCCTAGTGCTTGTTTAGTTGTCTCAAAGCCTTCATTTATATTCTTTAAAGTCTTAGCTTGAGCAGCCTCTTCTATCTCTTCAATCTTTTTAGCTGTAGCCTCTTCTGCTGTGATTTTAGCTTGTCTAAATTTCTCTCTTATGGCTTCCTTCTCAGTCTCTGATAGATTCAAGTTGTTAAGCTCTGCAAGTTTCTGTGCATCTAGTACAGCTAATTGTTTAGACAAGAATTCATTGTTAAGTCTTATCTCCTCGTCTTTATTGCCTTTAAATCTCTCAAGTTCAAAGGATGCTAATGATAGAGCTGTCTCAATTCTTAACTTCTCAGCATCAATTAATTTCTTTGTCTTCTCAAAAGCAAAATCAGTTTTAGCTTTCTCAACTACACCCAAGTCAATTGCTAACTGGTCATTGATATTTTTAATCTCAGTAGCTGTTAGCTCCTCATTCTGTAGTTTAACTTTTGCCTCAGACTCTAGTAGTTTTATCTTAGCCTCAAATTTAGCCTCATCTGTAGTAGCTGTTAATAAGTCATTCTGTGCCTTAGCAAGATTCTCCTTATTGGTAGCATCACTGACCTTCTTATTATAGTCTTCTTGTAGCTTCTCTTGTTGCTTAAGTGTCTCAGCTCTAATAATTGTCAATTGGTCTTGACTAATTTTAAATGCCTTAGCATTCTTAGCCATGTAGTCAACTTCTAACTGGAGTGCTTTGACCTCAGCATCTACTCTTGACTGAGTACCCTCTTCTGTAGCTAAGATTAATACCTTATTGGAGTCCTTAGTAGCTTTTAATTTCTGCTCTAATGACTTGACATAGCTCTCATAGTTAGCCTTTTGTCTATCAGCATTCTCTTTGCGTTCCTTCTCAGCTGTCTTCTTAGCCTCATCAGCAACTCTAGTATCTATCTTAGTAGCTTCATTAGCGTAAAATGCTATGGTGTTTAACTTAGCCTCTTCAAATCCTTTAGTAGACTGACCTAATACCTTAGCATTCCTTATCAAAATGTTAAGCTCTTTAATCTCTTTCTCTTTATCAAGTTTAAGCTGTGCCTTAGCTCTTTCATTCTCATCAGCCATCAATCGCATTCTTGACTTGATTAGTAAGTCATTCTGTCTCTGATTGATTTCTATGATAGCCTTAGCTCTAGCTCTCTCGTTCTCCTCTATTGCTTGATTATTTTTCTTGTACTCATCTTTGAGCTTCTCTCTATCCTTAATCTGATCTTCTGTAAGCTCACCACCAGCATCTTCAATAGCTTGTAATGATTGGAGCTGTGCCTCAAGTGATGCCTGGTTGTTCTGTAGTCTCTGCTCTTCAATATCAAATGATGACTTACTAGTGTCAATCTGTACACCAGTTAACTCTTCCATCATTGCTATCTCTTCTCTGCTCATTGTAGCAGTCATCTCAGCCACTTTCTTTCTGTTGGCTAAGGTTTCATTCATTGACTCTCTCTTAGCCTCCTCAGTCTTCTTTACTACCTCAGCATTCTCTTCTGCTGCAAAGCTAGTGAAACCTAACATGTCAGTCAATGCCTTAAAGCCATCAATGATCATGTTGATAGGAGCCATCAATGCCTTAAGTACAACATCAAGGACGCCAAAGTATTTGAGCACCATAACAACTGCGGCAACTATAGCAACAATAGCGGCTACTAGTAAAAAAATAGGATTAGCTAATATTGTGATACCTAACTTAACAAATGCTCCGCTCATTGTTTTAATGATACCAGTAAATGCTTGGAAACCTTTTGCCAAATCTTGAGGATTCAAAGCTGCTAAGTTAGATGCAAAAACTTGAGCCTTCTCATTAGCTCCTTCAAAATCCAATGATGCAAGGTCAGAGCCTATCATTGAGAATGAATTACTAACAGCTTCAAATTTACTACCAGTAGTGAAGACAGCAATCTGCTCATTTGCATCCTTAAGCCTATCTTTCAGCTCCCCAGCTCTTTGAGCCAAGGCAGTCATAACCTTTGGATCAGTAGCATCAGCTATCTGACCTTTAAGGTCTCTTAACTCAGCTTTGATGGCACCTATGCCAGTTATCTTTAATGGTATTTCAACTTCATTCATAAACTCTAATTTCTATTGTGTTAAAAGACATTGCTCCATCTATAGACGTGGCAGTTAAATCATAGGTGTTAATATTGACATTGTCAAGTGTACCCCATTTAAACTCAGTTATAAAAACTGATGTCAATGTGTTGTTAAGTGACAAGTATACTTTATCTTGATTAGGGAAAGCTCCTAATAAGTCACCAGAATAAAGACCTACTCCTGCCCTTGTCCACACTATATCACCTACCGTATTCTCTAGTACTGTGACCGTTGGGTCTGCTGTCCCAGTCTGACTAATTGTAGCTACATATTTCTTGTAAGGGACTACCACAGCTCCATTGATTGTGTTAGTTACTGTCAGGTTGTTGACTACCATACCACTCTCAGTCAATGTCTGACCATCACCTACTATGATTCCTTGTGTACCAGCTGTGACTACATTTCCCTTACCAAAGACTTGAGCATTCGCACCTGGTAAGATGACATTGTTGTTGAAGGTAGCTCTACCAACTAATGCATCTACACCGACTCCTATCATAATGTCACCAAATGGTCGTCCTCTACCTATCTTAAATGGTGCTAAGTCAATCTCAGTGTCAATGCTTATAAGCTCTACCTTAGTGAGCTGTCGTTGGTTACCATTGTAGTCTTGAATCTTATTGATATTCCACCAAGAGTTGTCAATGTATATCTTATCATTCAGCTTAAGTGATTGAATATCTACCTCAGTCAAGTCAAAGTAAGCTATCAACATCTTGCCTACATTGATTTGATTAACTGTCCTTCTCCAGTATAAGTTGTATAGGTTGTTAGCTGTAAGAGATAATGGCTCATAGAAGTAGAAGTCATTAGTGCCGAAATTAATATCAAAGCTAGGAGTCAAAGCATTGTCAAAGTGTCCTAACATTGGATAGCTAGTCAATCCAAATTCACCAGTTGTGCCAAAGTCTAAGATATCAAATGGCTGACATGACTGAACACCACCATCATACAAGATGCGAATATTAGTGTTAGGAGCTGAGCCCACTATAGCTGGTACATAAGCTCCAAATGAAGTAGGAAAAACTGGTGTTGGTGAGAAGATTAACTCTTGAGTGTCAACATCTTTAACATACTCATTGTCAAAGGTATACTCAAGTTGTCCATAAATCTCACTAGTAGCTTGTTCATACATTGTGTTGAACTCATCAGTGTCAGGAGAATAAGTTAATTTGAGTTTCTTGTTAGTCAAGTCAGGTAAAAAGATTAATTGCTGGTCCTTGTCCTTAGCTAACTTTCTGCTCCAGTCTTTCTCAGCTCCTGAGTCATAGTATTCGTCTCTATGTCTTAGTACTAAGTTGTAAGGGTTATCAACATCTTGCTCAACATACAAATTGTACATCTGTAGGATAGACTTAACAAAGTCAGACTGTTTTATCTCAGATGGTACATATTGATTGATGTTGAGTGTTGAACCAGTTACTTGAATGTTGTTGCTAGGTAATATTGACATGTTTATTGATGTCAAGTCTAAGACCACGTTAACTGGTGCTAAATTAAATGATACTTGTTCTATCCATATATTATTTTGATTTAATGGTTGAGTATCATTACCAGATGCAAATGATTTAACTTCAATACCTATCTCAAGAATTTGAATATCAGATGCATTAATTCCAAAAACAACACCATTGACCACAGCTGGTATAGTCAAGGTGTCTGAGAATGATAAGATAGTAGTATTGCCATTAGGTAGTGGTGATGGAACTGTATATTGTACAAATACACTTGAGCCATACACAATGACAGCATTTGTGTTAACACCTACTTGTACCCTTGCAAATACTCTATATCTATTAAAACCATTACCAGCACTTCCAAAAAGTACAGCATCAGCACCACTTGTATTCTCTAATGTTATAGTTCCACCAATTGATAAACCATAGGAATAATTCTCACCAGCTAAGGCATTAGTGCTAAATGGTGTTGAATACTCTCCAGTAGTAGGGTCAAAGATATTCTGTGCATCTGTAACCTCTGACCATCCTGAGTCTATAAGCTCCTCAAATGTATTGTTATAGCCAGTAGGTTGAACATAGCTTGTGGTCCATGTGTTAGTAGCCTCTACTAAGAAGTCCGCATAATCTTGATCATTAGTATCTCCATTGTAAGGAATTAACAGCTTATCAAATCTAGCTGAGGCTATCTCATCCCAAGTGTAAGTGAAACCAGCTACAGCGAAGATTCTATCAAAGTAAGTCTTAGCGTATATTGCTGGCTTGAAGTCATTAGCATTGAAGTCATTGCCATTGATATACGGCATCACATACTTATAGCCATCAGCTACAGTGTGACTGAATGAAGCCACTATATTAGTGGAGCTAAACACATGATCTAAGTCAGAGAAGTCTAAGTCAGTTAATTTAGCATTTGTGATAGCTGTGAAGAACTCAGCTCTACTATCCTTGATTAATACTTCATAGCTTACCTCATCTTCATACCTGGTGTTAGTCTGTAGCTTGTTGACACTTACCAATTGCAATAGTGCCTCATCTAAAATAGGTACACCATTCTGAATGATTTGACACTTTGTTAGTGTGTTGATGTTGAATGTGCCGGCTTGTATGTTGACATCATAGTAGTGACCAAGTAGATCGTTGTTATTCTTAGTGCCAGCTAGTGTGATGGTCTTAGAGAATGTCCCCTTGCGTGAGGATAAATCTCTAATATCACCAATGCTAAATGTGATAGGTAGTGCAAGATTCTCTGAGACATCAAGCACTCCATTAGGTAGAACTATCTTAACCATTGATTGTGTCGTTGTTACCTATCCTTACTTGAATAGATTGCTTAATTAGATTCTTGTTTCTTTGCTTGAACACCTCAAATGTGTTAGTGGTAACATTACAGCTAACATACTCAGTGCTCTCAGGTACGTGAATAACACAGCCATCCTCATCAAATAGTACAGCTCCATCCTCTGTGATGTGGTAGAGTACGTTTTTAATGTATGTCTGTGGTGATGTTAGTAACTGTTGAAAGTATTCTCCCTCAGCTTCTGTCATAAAGTTGGTAGATAAGTCATAGACCTTAGTTACCTCAGTGTTGATATTCACTGTACCTTGTTCATAACTTTTGTACTGCCACTGACCATCAACAACTGCACCAGGTACATCCTGATTGTAAGTCTGTCTAGTGATGTTCCCTCTCTCGTATGCCTTAAGTTGGAAAGCAAAGCTACTCCATGAGCCTAGTCTATCTAAGAACACAATATGGCTTTCAGATATTAACATTCTTCTATCTATGTTTACCTTGTACTTGATTGACTTTTGTGTCTGTGGAGATCCATCAACATACCAAACTTCATAGCTTTTAGTGTCATTTTTTACCAATGGAGCTGTGCCACTGATAACAGTCAATGAGCCATAGTTATTAGGACCAACTGCCACACCTTTGATAGTCTCAGTGCCAGCTACTACCTTAGAGAATAAATCTCCATTGTCATTTTGAAAGTATACCTTACCACCTGGTGCAACTCCAAAGCCTCTCATGTTTAGCCATAAATCTTGACCAGGTGTGCAACTGAATTCTTGAGGCTGGTCTGTTAGCCATTCCTTAGTGACACCATCAAGCTCATAATCGGTCTCATCCCAGTAAGGAAACTCAAGCCAAGGATAAACACCATTGAAGACAAATTTGTCTAGTGTTGACTCTATGTCTAAGTCTATAGTCTTTCTCTTATCGGCATACTCTACTACTCCATTGATAGTAGCATCTGTTACTCCTGACCATAGTGCATTGATTGTGAAGTTAGTTGTGCCAGTTATATCTATCACAGTGTGAAGTCCCTCACCACCAGGATTGGCAACTCCACCATCAGCTTGAGTGATATTCACCTGATCACCTACTTGAAATGGATGTGTAGCTGTGATGCGAACATTGCCACTATTATCAGCTAATGATGCTGTGTAGCTCATATCAAAGATATACTCTTCACCAAATTTAACATCATAGCCAAAGTAACTATTTGACGCATCATAGAAAGTAGTGATTGAAGGATTAAAGTCAAAGCTCACATTATTGCTAAGTAGCTTAGATAGGTCTTGTTCACCATAGCCAGTACCAAATGTAGGTAGTGCCTTGTAGTATCCTATCCTTAGATTAGTCACTGAGTCAAACACCTCAAAGATGTATCTGAAGCCTGACTTATTCTTGTTAGTTGAGTCAATTATGAATTTACACTCATTATAAGCTGGTGTGAAGTCCTGAGGCTGTGCTATGATTGTTTGTGCCATACCTATATTGTATTTTTATCTGATTTCAATTAGAAGGATAGATAGCTGTCATCTGTGAAGTATTCCTTCTTAATGTATGTTGCAGCGTATCTAATTGCATCCATAGCATCATCCCAAAGTTTGACTGGCTCATCTGTTATTGTGTCACCTATTTTTTTCCACTTGTAATTTTCGTATTCTTTCTTGATTGCTGGATGGTCCTCACAGAATACACCAAAGGTCTTTATGTTGTCTATCCCTTGCTTGACTACCTTGTTAGCATTCTCAATGTAGTAGCCAGCTCTATCAATCTCAGCTATTGTCTCAGGTCGAGAGTAGTCAGCTAATATGTTAATGCTCTTCTCAATTCCTAGTTGATCCATGCGAGCTATCAAGTCAGTAGTGGTCAAGTAGCTTTCATAGATGACTGGCTCAATGTAGATGTCTTTATCTCTCCAGTAGACTCTGACCAATGCTGTAGGGTGATTGTATCCAAAGTCTAAG